AGATCGGCAGCTCCGGCTATGGCGCGCAGATCGGCAGCTCCGGCGATGTCGCGCAGATCGGCAGCTCCGGCGATGTCGCGCAGATCGGCAGCTCCGGCGATGGCGCGAAGATCGGCAGCTCCGGCAGATACGCGCAGATCGGCAGCTCCGGCGATGACGCGCAGATCACCGTTGAAAACGCTAATAATGTGGTAGCTTGTGTGGGCAAGCGCGGACGAATCAAAGCGCCCGTAGGTACTTGGTGCACACTTGCCGAGTATGGCGAGTGGAACGGTGAGGGGTATCCGTGCACTTGCGTTAAGTCGTTCGAGATTGACGGCGAGACGTACAAAGCGGACACATGGTATACGCTCAAAGACGGTGAGATCGTGGAAGTGCCCGAAGAATGAGCCTATACGATTTTGCGGATATCTGCGCCGTGCTCCCCGAACATTTGAGTTGCGCACGATTTGAGGGGATGAGAGAAAAGCACCTCATGTATAGACACAAGGGCAAAATGCTTTTCTGGACGATGGAGCACTACGCGGATAAGAGCTATGGCGATTACGAAGTAATGATAGACGGCAAAAGCGAATACTTCAAAAGACTTTCGGATGCCGTCAAATGTTTCAACGGAGGGTGAAAATGACACTTTACGAAATTGATAAGAACATAGAACAGCTTGCAAATGCTGTTGATCCGGAGACCGGTGAATTGCTGGTTGATAATGACGCGCTTGACGCTCTAATGATGGAGCGAGAGAGCAAGATTGAGAATATTGCGTGCTACGTCAAGAATCTCGCAGCAGATGTAAAGGCGCTCAAGGACGAGGAGACAGCACTTGCCGAGCGCCGCAAGGCAACAGAGAAAAAGGCCGAACGCCTTAGGGACTATCTCGATTATGCGCTACAAGGGCAGAAATTCCAGACGGCAAAATGTGTGGTTTCATTCCGCAAATCTCAGGCGGTTGAGCTTGCAGATGACTTTATAGACTGGGCGGAAAAAACAGGGAATAACACCTTGCTCCGCTTCACCGCCCCGGCGGCTAACAAGGTCGCGATAAAAGCTCTGCTTGTTCAAGGCGCAGAAATCCCCGGCGCAAAGCTGGTGGAGAACACATCCGTGATAATTAAATAAGGAGGCAGAAATGTCAGAGAAAAACATATATCAGCGCATGGCCGCAATCACGGCGGACTTACAGACCGTCGCAAAGAATTTGAGCGTGGAGACTGGGCGCGGCAAAAGCTATAAGGCCGTATCCGAGCGGGATATCATCGACGCAGTTAAGCCGCTTGAAATCAAGCACGGTGTTTATTCCTATCCTGCTGAACGTCACGTTCTCGAATCTCAGATACTCGAAAGCGAGAACGAATATCAGGGCAAGGTAACGAAGAAAACGACGTTCTACGAACGCATCAAGACCGTCTATCGCTTCTGCAACATCGACAATCCGGCAGAATACATAGAAACGACGACCTTTGCAGAGGGCATAGACAGTCAGGATAAGGGAAGCGGCAAGGCAATGACATACGCCGATAAATACGCTCTGATGAAAGCCTATAAGATCAGCACCGGCGATGACCCGGATCAGACGGCAAGCACAGAAGAGCGATACACACAGACGGCTCTGATATGCGCCGATTGCGGCAGCAAGATAGAGCCTATCAAGCTCAAGGACGGGCGCGTCTGGACACCGGCGGACGTGGTACGCAACAGTCAGAAAAGCTATGGCCGCAGCTTGTGCCGCGACTGTATGACCAAGATCAACGAAGCAAAGAAAGCCGCTAAGGCGGCAGAACAGGAGGGCTAAATGCTTAACCGAATAACCATCATGGGGAGGATGACACGTGATCCGGAGCTGCGCCACACGCCGCAGGGAACGCCGGTTGTGACGTTCACCCTCGCAGTTGACCGCGACTATCAGAGCGGCGGCAGCGAGAAGCAGACCGATTTCATTGACGTCGTAGTATGGCGTCAGACCGCGGAGTTTGTCAGCAAGTATTTCACCAAGGGCAGCATGACCATTGCAACCGGTCGCTTGCAGATGCGCGATTGGGAGGACAAGAACGGCAACAAGCGCCGAAACGCAGAGGTGATCGCCGACGGCGTGTATTTCGGTGAGAGCAAGCGCAACGCAAGCACAAACGCCGAGCCGCCAGAGTTTGAAGAGCTGGAAGCGGACGGCGAAACTCTCCCGTTTTGACCTATGACACAGAACGAAAGAATAATCCGGCACTTGACCGATTACGGCAGCATAACGAGCAAGGAGGCAATGACCGAATACGGAATAATGCGGCTTGCCTCCCGCATTAACGACTTGCGCAAGCTCGGCTATCCGATAGTCGGCGAGACAGAGACTGGAAAGAACAGATACGGAGAGCCAACGCGATACTCACGGTACAGATTGGAGAACTAAGCAATGAAGTATCTGAAAGTCTTTACAGACTTCGCTGAAAAAATGGAGTTGTACGGAGACGCAGAGCGCGGGCGGCTATTCACGGCGATGCTGAAATATGCAGAGACGGGCATAGAACCCGAACTTAAAGGCAACGAACGATTTCTATGGGCAACGGCGAGGGCAGATATAGACCGACAGGCCGCGAGCTACAAAAACAAGGTAGGCGGAGCTGAAAAGGCACGTGCTCTGATTGGTTCTGATATCAGAGATAATCAATCTCGATCAGACGCAATCAGATTGAAATCAGAGCAAGACAAAGACAAAGACAAAGACAAAGACATATCCCCTAACGGGGATAAGGGGAAACGCGCCGCGCGCTTTGCCCCCCCCACCGTTGACGAGGTGGCGGTATACTGCCAAGAGCGGGGAAATGACGTTGATCCGGAACGCTTTGTTGATTTCTATGCCTGTAAGGGCTGGTGTGTGGGTAAGAACCCTATGAAAGACTGGAAAGCAGCTGTGCGCACTTGGGAAAAGCGCGGCAACTATAGCGGCGGGTATACACATAGCGCGCCGGTGGCGACGGCTGACAGATTAGCCGAGATGATACGGCGGGGGGATTTCGATGACTGAGCGAGAATCGGCGCAGATCATAGGCATTATGCAGACGGTATATCCGGACAGCTTCAAGAACTTATCTGCTGATGCGCTCCGCTCCACGGTCAAGATATGGGCTAAGGTCTTTGAGGACGACCCGGCAAGCGCCGTGCAAGCCGCCGTGATGGCACACATATCCGCGTCGGCAGATAGATTCATGCCGCCGCCGGGGGCTATCAAGCAACGACTTATAGGCATGACGACCAACGCGGACATGACGCCGCAAGAGGCATGGCAGCTTGTGAACGCAGCTACACAGCGCGGAATCTATCACGCGAAAGACGAGTTTGACAAGCTCCCGCCGGTGGTTCAGCGGATCGTTGGCAGTCCTAACCAGCTGAAAGAATGGGCGATGATGGACGCGGAGACAGTGCAGAGCGTCATCGCGTCGAACTTCCAGCGCTCATACACGGTGAGGGCTGAAAAAGAGCGGGAGTACATGGCACTGCCGACCGGAGTAAAAAACACGCTGGCCGAAATATCCGGGAAGCTTGGCTTTGCGGCGCTGCCGGGAGGTGTGCATGAAGATTGAGAGCGCCCGGATCATGGGCAATGACCTCATACTTACCGCTTCGATACCGGACGCACGACGCTTTGTGTACGGCTTTAAGCCGGGGGAGTATGAGATATCCCCGGCAAAGAAAAAGCGCAGTCTGAACGCCAATGCGTATGCGTGGAAGCTTATCAACGACATTGCGCTTGCCGTTCGGGAAAGCCCGGAGGATGTATACCGCGAGGCGCTGAAGAACATCCCGAACATCTGCGAGGTGCTTTGTGTGCAGGACAAGGCCGTTGACAGCATGGAACGGCTATGGACACGGAACCACATAGGGCGGCGCGTAGAGCGGGAGGAAAGCAAAATCAAGGGCTGCACGAATCTGTATATCTACTACGGCAGCTCGGACTTTGACACCCGGCAAATGTCGATGCTGATAGATAATCTTGTGCAGGACGCACAGGCACTCGGCATAGAGACACGTCCGGAGGAAGAGATCAAGTCACTGTTGGAGGCATGGGAATGAAAGAATACCATGAATTTCTCGAAAGTAAGAAAATAGCTGTCACGCCGTCTGGATTTGAGCCAACGTCAGGCAATCCGAAGTTGTTCAACTGGCAGAATGACATAGTGCGTTGGGCGCTTGTAAAAGGCCGCGCTTGCATATTCGCAGATTGCGGGCTTGGCAAGACGGCTATGCAGCTCCAATGGGCTAAACAGGTGTCAGAGCATACCGGAAAGCCCGTACTGATACTTGCGCCGCTTGCCGTCGCGCAGCAGACAAGACGCGAGGGTGAAAAGTTCGATGTTCCTGTCAAAGTCTGCCGAACGCAGAAAGACGCTGTTGACGGCGTGAACATCACAAACTATGAGATGGTCGAGCACTTCACAGCGGAGACATTCAGCGGCGTTGTGCTGGATGAGAGCAGCGTACTCAAGGACTACTCAAGCAAGACGCGGCAGCTGCTGACGGACATGTTTCAAGACACACCATATAAGCTGTGCTGTACCGCAACGCCAGCGCCGAACGATTACAAGGAGCTTGGCACACACGCGCAGTTCTGCAACATAATGACGCAGACCGAAATGCTGTCTACGTTCTTTTGCCACGACGGTGGAAATACGTCACAGTGGCGGCTCAAAGGCCACGCAGAAAGCAAATTCTTTGAGTGGGTTGCTGGATGGGCGTGCTGCCTGACAAGCCCGGCAGACTTGGGATATGACAGCGCAGGCTTTAATCTGCCGGAGCTTCGTATACACGAAGTCGTAACGGAAAGCGATGTCTTAACGGACAGCGACGGGCAGATGATGCTGATGGCGAAAGCTACACAGGATTTGCAGGAGCGACGGCAAGCGCGCCGGTCAAGCTTGGTTGACAGAGTGGCAGCTGCGGCAAAGATAGCCAACGGGACGGATGAGCAGGTGCTTGTCTGGTGCGATCTCAACGATGAGAGTAGCGCACTTGCGGATGCGATAGATGGTGCGGTTGAAGTCCGTGGCAGTCAGAGCGCGGAATACAAGGAAACGGCGATGAACGGATTTACAACAGGCGAAAACCGAGTGCTTGTGTCCAAACCGTCAATAGCCGGTTGGGGCATGAACTGGCAGCAGTGCAGCAAAATGATATTTGTGGGGCTGTCGGATAGCTTTGAAGCATATTATCAGGCGGTTCGCCGCTGTTGGCGATTCGGCCAGAAAAAGCCTGTTGATGTTTTTATTGTGATTTCTGATGCAGAGGGCTGCGTCAAGGAAAACATAGAGCGCAAACAGCGCGATGCGGAGCGTATGACTTCTGAGCTTGTACGGTTCACAAAAAATATACTTGCTGCCGACCTGCACCATACCGTGAGAATGAGCGAAAGCTACTACGCTTTGGAAAGGATGGAAATACCGGAATGGTTATTGAAAATATCGGCGTGATAGATCAAGCAATAGGCGAGAACTACGCGCTGTATAACGGCGACAGCTGCGAGGTGCTGAAAGGCATACCGGAGAGCAGCATACACTATGAGATTTTCTCGCCACCGTTTGCAAGCCTGTATACATACTCGAACAGCGAGAGAGATTTAGGCAACTGCCGCACGACGACGGAGTTTTACGAACAGTTCAAATACATCGTGAGTGAACTGTACCGTGTGCTTATGCCGGGACGGCTGGTGAGTTTTCATTGTATGGACTTGCCGCTTTCAAAAGAGCGAGACGGCATTATAGGTATCCGGGACTTCCGCGGTGAAATGATCCGGCTGTTTGAGGATGCGGGTTTTGTGCTTCATTCTCAGGTGTGTATTTGGAAAGACCCCGTGACCGCAATGCAGCGCACTAAGGCTCTCGGATTGCTTCACAAGCAGATAAAGAAAGACAGCTGTATGAGCAGACAGGGCATACCAGATTATCTTGTGACCATGCGCAAGCCGGGAGAAAATCCTGAGCGCGTGACGCACACGAATGAGAGTTTTCCGGTAGACGTATGGCAGAGATACGCAAGCCCCGTATGGATGGACATAAATCCATCTGATACGCTCCAAGCAAGCAGCGCAAAGGAGGATAAGGACGAACGGCATATATGCCCATTGCAGCTTGGCGTTATCCGGCGCGGAATAAATCTATGGACTAACCCCGGCGATACGGTGCTTACCCCGTTTCTGGGTATAGGTTCCGAAGCGGTTGTCGCGTTACAGCAAGGGCGCAAGGCAATAGGCATAGAACTTAAAAGCTCATATTACAAACAGGCTGTACGTAACTGTGAGGGTACACAGGCGTATGAGCAAATATCGCTGCTATGACGAACGACGCTGAACAGCAGATGATTATGGAGGGGATGTAATTGAAAGTTCTCGTAGCCTGCGAGGAGTCACAGAGAGTGTGCATAGCGTTCCGGGAGCGCGGTCACGAGGCGTACAGTTGCGATATACAGGATTGTTCCGGCGGGCATCCCGAATGGCACATCAGGGGCGATGCGCTCAGGTGCTTGCAGGGGGGGGGCAGATGTACACGTCTGACGGACAGAGCCATTACATAGACAAGTGGGATTTGCTGATTGCGCATCCGCCTTGCACGTATCTGTCAAATGCCGGGGCTTGCCGCCTGTACCCGCGTAAGGGGGAACTTGACATGGAGAGATACCATAAGGGACTTGAGGCGAAAGCGTTTTTCTTGGCGTTTCTTAATGCGGATATCCCGCATATTGCAGTTGAAAACCCTGTTTCATCTAAGGTGTTTGAAATGCCGGAGCACTCGCAGGAAATCCAGCCGTACCAGTTCGGACACCCATTCACGAAGAAAACGCGCCTCTGGTTGCGTAACCTGCCGCCGCTATCGCCGACGAATATAGTTGATCCGGTATCACCTTATGTGCCGTCAGGCACTGGGCGCAAAGACAAGAGCAAGTACGGCGCGGCGAAGCGAGGCGAGGACGCAAAAGAAAGGTCAAAGACGTTCCCCGGCATAGCGGCGGCAATGGCGGAACAGTGGGGGACGCTATGACTAACGAATACGGCGTGACGCTTGATCGAAACGGCTATGCTCCGTCAATCGTGCAGGATATAGACGGCTGTTGGTTCTGCAAAACGCAGCAGGGCAAGCTTGACCGACATGAGATATATCACGGGGCATACCGGAAGAAGTCAAAAGCGCTGGGCTTATGGGTGCTGCTCTGCCACGACTGCCACATGACATTACACCATACCGACGCCGCCCTTGATGCGCTGCTCAAGCGCTGGGGACAGCGCGAGGCGATGAAACATTACAGATGGGACACAGGAGATTTCCGGGAACGGTTCGGAAAAAACTATTTGTGAGGTGAACGATGGAAACACATTTTACGATCCCCGGCAAGCCACAGGGCAAGGCAAGGCCGCGAGTAAGGCGAGACGGACACGCATATACCCCAAGTCAAACAACGCAGTATGAAGAGTTTGTGCGGTTCTGTTGGCGTTGCGCTGGGGCGGTTATGCTGAACGGCGCTATAAGAGCGATGATACTTGCGAGATATCCCGTGCCGAAGCGCGACAGCAAGAAAACGCAAGACGCTAAGATATGCGGTGAAATCCCATGCACGATAAAGCCGGACTGTGACAACATCGCTAAGATCGTGCTTGACGCGCTCAACGGGCTTGCCTATGACGACGATAGCCAAGTCACAGAGCTGGAAGTACATAAGTTCTACGGGGACATTGGGGATGTTTTTGTAAGGCTTGAAGAAATAAAGGAGGGTAATAATGGCTGATGAATATATAAACCGGGCAAAGTTTTGCGAGTACCTACGAACGCGCAAAGCCGGATCAGCAGATGATTACGGGCGCGGGTGGAAAAACGGAATTATAGCTACTGAAAAGGCAGCGCGCGGGTTCCCTGCTGCTGATGTTGCCCCGGTGATACACGCGCACTGGGCTCAAACTTCCAAAGGAGTAATATACTGCTCCAACTGTGGTGCTGTATGCGGAATAGGGGCGCACATAGAGGAAGTAACGGAAGATCATTATTTCTGCTATTACTGCGGGGCAAAAATGGACGAGGAGGGCATACATGAGTGAGCTGACCTATATGGACTGCTGGAACTTCGTGGCACCGCTTATCCCGGTTACGGATGATCTGACAATGGAAATTTATGTGATGGTGTTCAACGCCTTGAAAAAGGCGGAGGAACAAGGAAAGGGAGAACAGCACAAATGAAAAAGCTGGTATGTGATATCTGCGGCGGTGAGCTGACGCCGAGCGACTACTATTCTTCGTTCAAGCTGAAGAAAGAGGACAAAAACCCCTTTGGAGCGGGGTGGATAAGGCTGGATGTTCACGTAAGCTGTTGGCAAGAGCTTTGCAAAGAGATCAGCAAAAGGAGACGCTCATGAGCAAGAGCGGATTACTCGCCCGGCAGAAGGCCGAACGCGAGCTGTGGACGATCAAGGTAATCGCCTACACCGAGCAGCAGACACTTGATGCGGTGTGTCTCGCACTCGCTGAAGGCTTCGGGTTCGGCGAGGAACGGCTAAAGCGCTTCCACGACGCATTCAACGCCAAGTACGCGGAAATCCGAGAACTTGAAAAGGGCGATACCAAAGACAACGAATATGCCATAGCCAAGCAAGAGGCCGCACTTAAAGCGGCCTGCGGCAAATACTATGCACCGCGTGAGGTAAGATATGATATCAAAATCGTCACCAGAGACGGCAAGCAACACAAGCTGTGAGGAACTGTACATAGCGAATGAAAAGCTTGCAAGAAAATGTCTGCTCCGGTTCTTCCCGACTCTTGCCAACGACGAAGATGTTTTGCAGACTGCGCGAATGGCATTATGGCGGGCTTGCCAAGACTTCAAGCCGGGAAAGTGGCAGCTATCTACTCTTGCGTACACTTACATACGTCGCGACATAATCAAGGAATGGCGCAGCTCGAAGCGCACGAAAAGAGCGCAGGAAACGATCTCTCTCAGCACACCGATACACGACAAGTCCGGTAACGAGTATGAGCTTGAAGAAGTCCTGCCGGGGGCAAAAAACGTGGACTGGTGCGATGGTAAGGCTTGGTGGGATAGCCTGACCGACAGGCAGCGTGAAATCTTGCGGTATCGCTACGACGGCAAAACATACCGAGAGATTGCCGAGATATTAGGCTATTCCCACACGCTCATTGAAACCGAGGTGCGCATAGCGCACAAAGAAGCAAAGAGATATCTGTGAGGTGAAACAAGTGTACAAATTAACACTGTGCTGGTCATGTGCAAACGCAACGGGCGGATGCTCATGGACGGCGCGTGACCCCGAAACCGGCGCGATCATGTTTAAGCCGGTCGAGGGCTGGAAAGCAAGAAAAACCACGCTCAAGGGTAATCGTCACGAAAATACCAGCTATCATGTGATAAAGTGCCCGGAATATAAGGAGGACGAATGAAAATTGTAATCGACCCCGGCGCTTACCTGCCGGAACGTGCGCATGATCTTGACGCGGGATATGATCTGCGCTCACCTATAAGAGCCTATGTGCCGCCGTACAGCAGCGCCGTCATTGATACCGGCGTACATATCGAGATACCGGAGGGCTACGTCGGTATGCTCAAGAGCAAGTCCGGGCTGAACGTCAAGCACGACATAACCAGCGAGGGCGTTATAGACAGCGGTTACACTGGAAGCATCTGTGTGAAGCTCTATAACCACGGGCAGAACGCTTATGAGGTCAACAAGGGCGACAAAATAAGTCAGCTTGTAATTATGCCGATCATTACCCCGGCACTTGAGATTGTAAGCCGCCTCGACAGCACCGAGCGCGGAGACGGCGGATTTGGCAGTACAGGGAAGTGAAAGGAGAAACATGAAAAAGGTATTCTGCGATATATGCGGCAATGAAATCAACGACGGTGAAAGATATATCCATATTATGGCAACGGGAATGCAGGTCGGATATCGCGCGCCGGATGGGTTCGATCTTGGCCGTACTCTGATGTCTGGGATGAAAGATGTATGCGTTCCATGCTATAAAATCATCTTTGGTGATAGAAATGACCGATGAAGAATACGTGTTCCGCTCTGAATGTGCAGACCGGAAACGCACAGCGCGTGGGAGCTTTAATAAACGTACTCACGCCGGAAAGGGCGGCAGAGTCAAAATGCCGTCTGATTATATGACGAAAAAGGAGCGTGATAAGATGAACGGAGAAGTACAGAGCTATAACCTCAACAGCCCTATGAAGTGGGCACAGTTCAAGCGAATGCCGGACGATATCAAGCGTGAGTATCTCAGCTCGATCATGAGCAAGTACAATCCGCAGCAGGCGGCGCTTGCCGAGATGTTCGGCATAAGTCGGAATACGGTTTGCAATATGTTCCGGGAACTGGGCATACCCTTTAGGGGCAACGTAAGCGAGGTACGCACGGGGCGAAACGATGAGTTTTGGGCATGGGTAAACAGCACGAACGAGGTTATGCAGGACGTGAGTGAAGAACCGTCGCCGGTGGCGGAGATTGCAACGCCGATAGAACAGGTCATGGAACCTGCTGAAAAGCCAAACAAACCGCCTATGGGCGCGGGAATACCAATAAACGGCGTGTTGGAGTTTTCCAATACCACAGCGCAAGACGCATTTAATGCGGCGTATGCGCTGCTTACGACGGTGGAGCTACAAAAGCTGGTTATAACATGGGAGGCGGCAAATGACTGAACTCTGGAAACTCAAATGCAAGACAGACTTGTATAATCTCCGCAAGAACGAGGCAGCTATTGAATCAATACCAAGCGACATAGCCCTTGAGCGCGAGCGGATGACGGCGATTAAAAGCGCATGCACAGGCTCAACACCGGTGCAGGGCGGCGGGAGCAGCTACGACGACAGGCTTAATAACAGCATTTGCCTTATTGACTTGCTGACGGCTAACCTGCACTTTGCTGAAAAAGAGGTCGAATTGACTCGTAAGGCGCTTGATAAGCTCGCCGACGAAGAGCGACGAATACTTGAGGTGCTTTACATAGACAAGCAGAGGAACGGCGCACAGCGGCTATGTGATGAGCTGAACTGCGATGATAGCACTGTATGGCGCAAAGCCAAGCGCGCACTGACAGATTACTGTACTGCGCGATACGGCGCGAGTTAAAATGCGAGTTTTGTGACAGTGATTTTTCTGAAAACAGTGTTATAATGATAGCGTGAATAGCTATGAAGAGCGCCGGAAGATACCGGCGCTCTTTTGCGCAGACACGGCGGTGGTTTTACCTCCTTTTCACACCGCCCAAAGAGTAGGAGCAGCTACGGCGAGGGACACCATAAGCAGTGGAGGGGGCTATGGAGATAATTACAATGCGGCTTGACGATCTCAAGCCATACAGCAACAACACAAAGGAACACCCGCAGGAGCAGATAGACGAAATAAAAGAATCTATCGCCCGATACGGGATGAATGACCCTATTGCCATTTGGGGCAGATCAAACACTATCGTAGAGGGGCACGGACGCTTTGAAGCTCTGCGGCAGATGGGGATAAAAGAAGCCCCGTGCATACGCCTTGACCATCTGACCGATAAGCAGCGCCGGGAATATACCATTGCACACAACAAAACCGCAATGGACAGCGGTTTTGACAAGGATATGCTGTCCTTGGAGCTTCCCGGCCTTGATCTCGGCTTTCTCGGTTATGTAGACGAGCCGGAGGAGGAAGAGGACGACGGATATTACGGCGACGAGCGCGAAAAGACGTACAGCAAAATGAATCTGCGCGACTATGACGCAGAACGCGCCGCCGGTAAATGGGATATGCCGATACTGAAAGCGACAGGCCATATACCGGAGGATTTAATATCGTTCAACTATATGCTCACAAGCAAGGACTACGGCAAGGGCATACACTTCTATATCGACGATTACCAATTTGAAAGAGTGTGGACAACACCAGACAAGTACATTGACAAGCTCGGTATGTTTGACTGCGTTCTTACACCGGACTTTTCGCTTTATCTGGATATGCCGCTTGCAATGCAGATATGGAATGTGTACCGTTCCCGGCTGATCGGGCAGATCATGCAGGACGCGGGCATAACGGTCATACCAACGCTGCAATGGGCGGATGAACGGAGCTTCGATTTCTGTTTTGACGGCATAGAACCGGGCGGTGTAGTCTCGGTAAGCACGATAGGCGTAAAGCGCGATAAAAACGCCGGTGGTATATGGTTTGCCGGTATGGATGAAGCAATAAAGCGGTTGAGACCGTCGCACGTCGTGTGTTACGGCGGCGATATAGGATATAAATTCCCGTGTGGCGTGAGTTACATTGCAAATCACAACACGGAGAGATTCGGAGGAAAAAGCTGATGGGCGGACGCGGAGCGAGCAGCGGGATTAGTTCCCGAAATGCGTCAACACCAGAGTATAAAGAGGCGTATAGAACGGAGATGGAGAACGCCCATGATTTTCCCGCTGCTTTTGCCATAGAAAGCAATACCACAAAAGCAACAATAGGCTATCAGATGTATGTACATCAAGATGTTACGGGGCGAAGCCTTATAGCGGATACGCGCAAAGACGTTGATTATCTCAAGAAAGAGATTAAACAGGCTAATCAAGTCGGCGCGTCTTATGGTATGTCTCAAGCCTCCATCGACGGCATGAAAGCCGCGATGCGTGATAAGGTTTCTTTGCAAGAGAAAGCCATAACGGCTATGGAGGGCGCACGCGCTGAATACGAGAAATATAAAAAACAAGCTGGGGCGGGCAATGCAAGAGCCAAGCGCCGCGGCGGAAGGTGGATGTAAATAATGGGTGGCAGAGGAGCAAGCAGCGGCGTATCAAAAGGCGGTGCGCCAAGCCTTGATAACAATCTTATCCGCAGGGCAAACGCCGCAAGTTTTGCAGTAGACGCCGGAGACGCAACAAAGCGGGAATACACGCGGAATGTCGAGACCATAAAAGGGCTTGGGTTTGACGAGACCGAAACGAAAGCCGCGTATAAAGAGCTTCACCGTCTGACGACCGATCAGCTTAGAGCAGAATCGCAGAGTGTCAGCCCTTATACTTCCGGTGTAGCGCGATTCAACCGCGCACAGGTGCAGAAGAACGCACAGAAAGCCGTTGACAAACGTGCAGCCGTCAACTCTTATGTGAACAGTTTGAAAGATAAGGCGAAAAAAGCGCAGAAACAGAAAGAAACAAATACGCTTTCTTCGGCGCTCAAGAGCGCGATGAGCAACGGAAAGCTTGAAGTGACAGTAAACGGCAAGACGTATTACCGAACACGCAAAAACTCTGCAACATGGAGAGTTAGATAATGGGCAGCAGAGGTGCAGCAAGCGGCACAGGCAAGCATCCATACGGCAGCGAGTACAAAACGGTATTGCAGGACGGTAACATCAAGTTTGTAAAATACCGGCTCGCTGACAATGCGAAAGCACCGCTTGAGACACAGACCAAAGGGCGCGTATATGTCACAGTAAACAGCGAGGATAAACCAGCATATATATCATACTACGATACGCAGGGCAAGAGAACAAAAACGATTGATCTCTTGCGCCCACACGATAATAAATTGCCGCATATCCATGATGGGTATTCTCATGGCGGCAATGCAAGAGGCCTTACAGACAAGGAGAAAAAGCTTGTTGAAAAGGTACGGCAGACATGGTACAATAAACGTGGCAAGTCCGTGGTGTAAAAGGAGCATACCGTGATAGCGGAGGTAACGGTTCGATTCCGTTCGCTTGCCATTTTTAATTTAACAGCAATCGTCGTTCTGAATTATCAAAACGACGATTTTTTATTTTCGAGGGAGGGAGGGTATGCCACGCAATCCCAAACAGGACGAGAACTTAAAAAAAGGACGCGATACGCAGTTCAAAAGCGGCGAGATGGCGGCGAAAAATGGGCGAAAGGGCGGCATAGTCTCAGGAGAGGCCAAGAGGGCTAACAAGAGCCTCGCAAGCCTCGCAAAGTCAATAGCACAGCAGCCCGCACCGGATAAGCTCAAGGGGCAAATAAAGCGCGTGGGGCTTGCGATAGACGACGAGGACATGACGTGCAACGCCGCTATTGTCGCCGGTGTATATGGCAAAGCCGTAAGCGGGGACGATAAAGCCGTTGACCGCTGGGAGACATGGACAAGCGAGGGCACGGCAGATGATAAGCCGTTCAAGATACCTGCTGAGATCATCGGCAAGGCGTTTGTTGATATAAACCGGCAGATAGTGCCGAACAAGTCATACATATTCAAAGGCGGGCGCGGCGGCTTGAAGTCGTCGTATATCTCCGAGAAGATACCGGAGCTGCTTATAAACAACCCGACAATGCACGCTTGCGTTGTGCGAAAGCAGACGAACACACTTAAAGATAGCGTTTACTCACAAATACAGTGGGCTATCAACGAAATGGGGCTGTCTGCCGACTTCGATTTCAAGGTATCGCCGGTCGAGATAACATACCGCAAGACCGGGCAGAAGATATACTTTCGCGGCTGTGACGATCCGGTAAAGCTCAAGTCATTAAAGCCACCGTTCGGTTATGTCGGCATACTCTGGATAGAAGAACGCGATCAGCTCGCGGGCGTAGCGGAAGAACGAAGCGTGAGGCAATCTGTTCTCCGTGGCGGCAACGACGCTTATTTCTTCGGCTCATATAACCCGCCGAAGAGCCGCGCAAACTGGGTAAATCAGCAGCTCTTAGAGCCGGACGAAAACCGCATTGTACATCATTCGTCATATCTGGAAGCACCGCCGGAATGGTTAGGTACTATGTTCCTCGACGACGCGGAACACCTTAAAGAGGTAAACCCGGCAGCTTATGAGCATGAATATCTCGGCGTTTCCAACGGTGACGGCGGCAACGTGTTTGATAACATCGAGGCTCGGCGTATTACTGACGAAGAGATAGGCCGGTTTGATAGAATATATCAGGGAGTGGACTGGGGCTATTATCCAGACATATTCGCGTTCGTGCGCGTGCATTACGACGTCGCGCGAGAGACGATTTATTTTATAGACGAGCACTGCAATAACAAAACCAGCAATGCAGATAATGCGGCATGGATAAAAAAAGCAGGGTATGACGATTATCCGGTAACGTGCGACAGCGCGGAGCCGAAGAGCGTTGCAGACTTCCGAGCAAGTGGCGTAAATGCGTTCGAGGCGATAAAAGGCCCCGGTAGCGTTGAGTACGGTATGAAGTGGTTACAGATACGAAAGATGGTAATTGACCCGGAAAGAACGCCAACGGTTTACAAGGAGTTTGTAAACTACGAGTTTGAACGCGACAAGGACGGGAATGTGATAAGCGGCTATCCGGATAAGGATAACCACACCATCGACAGCACAAGATATGCCCTCGAAAAAGTATTCAGAGTATACGGAGTAAAAGCATAAATGAACATATACGAAGTGTTGCGGGCGCGGGGCTATACTACTGTGCCCGAAAGTTTTTATACGTACATAGAGAATTGGAAAAGCTGGTATGACGGCTATGTTAAGACGTTCCACCGTTATAAGGTGTGGAACGGTATGAAGTCTGTCCCCTGCCGCCTGTACTCGCTCGGCATGGCAAAGAAAGTCTGCGAGGACTGGGCGAATCTATTGATGAACGAAAAGGTTAAAATTACCCTTGAGGGCAAGAAAGAACAGGCGTTCATTGATGATGTTTTCAAGCGAAACAATTTCGCCGTCAAAATAAACGAAATGCAGGAGCTGAAAGCAGCGCGAGGAACGACGGCATACGTGCCGACAGTCTCTAATGTACAGGTCGACGGCCAGACCGGCGCAGTAACCGGCACAGACGGAGAGATACGCATTGATTACGTTCCGGCTGATTTGATCCTGCCGCTTACATGGGAAAACGGCATTGTTACAGAATGCGCGTTCGGTAGCCATAAAGCCGTTAAGAAAGACACGTATCTGTATATCTGCATTCATAAGCGCAGCGAACGCGGCACATACGACATTGAAAATCTGCTATACAGAGACACAAAAGGTAGCCTGTCCGAAGTTAACCTTGCGGATGTTCCGGGGTTTGAGAATATCCCGCCTGTTGTGCATACGCCTTTTACACAGCGGACGTTTGTTATTGACCGGCTGAACATTGCAAACAACGTCGATCCGACACTTCCGATGGGCATAGCGGTATTTGCAAACGCCACAGATCAGCTCAAGGGCGTTGATCTTACCTATGACAGCTATGTAAATGAGTTTCAACTCGGCAAAAAGCGCGTAATGCTCAAGCCACAGGCTACGACGAATTTCCACACGGGCGAACCGCTGTTTGACACAAACGACGTTGTTTTTTATGTGCTCCCGGAGGACGGGCAACCCGGCGATATTGTCAAAGAGATAAACATGAACCTGCGCACAGCAGAGCACAACGCCGGTATACAGGATATGCTTAATCTGCTGTCGAGTAAATGCGGCTTTGGTGAAAACCATTACAAGTATGACAATGGCAATGTTTCCACAGCGACGCAGATCATCAGCGAGAACAGCGAAATGTTCCGCACGATAAAGAAGCATGAGATCATTCTTGAGGACGTGCTTGTCGAGCTGTGCCGGATACTTCTTCGTATGGGCAACGCCTATATGAAATTGGGACTTGATGAAGATGTTGAAATCACGATAGACTTTGACGACAGCATTATTGTCGATAAGGAAACGGATTTTGCCCGTGATTCCCGCATGGTGCAGATGGGCATTATGAACCATTGGGAATTTAGGGCTAAATGGATGAACGAGGATGAAGCGACCGCAAAGGCGGCGTTGCCAAAGATGGAAGACCTTGTATCAGGTGAAAATGAGTAATGCCGAAGTATCCAATTACACCGGAGTTTATGCAGGAACTCCCGGAAGCTATTGTTGTTCTATATGAACGGCTCGCTGATTACCTCATAGCCGATATATGCAGCCGGTTCAAGTATAACGAGACGGCGACGGCAACAACGATCCGGCATATAAAGCAACTGTTGAAGAACGGCTATGACCTCGATAACATCAATAAGTACATCAAGAAAACGCTGAAGCTCACCGACGCGGAGTTCTCCAAAGCTTGGAGTACCGCGCTGGGCGAGAATCAGCGTTATTTTGATGCTGTCGTAACGGATCAGACCGGCTTTAACCGTGAAGCGTTCGACAGCACGATAGCAGCCATAGCCGCGCAGACAAGCGGCGAGCTGCGCAACATTACGCGCACAATGGGCTTTGCCGTGCGTGTAGCCGGGCGTGTTCAGATGCTCGATCTCGATGGAATGTATGAGCGGGTTCTTGATGATGCGCTGATGAAAGTGCAGAGCGGGATCAGTTATAACGTGGCTATCAGAGAGGCGACAAAGCAGCTCACAGACAGCGGAGTGCAATACATCGAATATGCTTCCGGATGGCATAACCGCGTTGACGTGGCAGCGCGCCGGGCGGTTATGACAGGGGTAACGCAACTGTCACGGCAGTATAGCGAGCAGACCGCCGAACTGCTTAATACGCCTTATAGAGAGGTCACAGCGCACAGGGGCGCACGTGATAAGGATTATCCTAATCCGTGGAGCAGCCACAAGAAATGGCAAGGCCGCGTGTATTCGATACACGTCAACGACAAATACCCGTCGATATACGAAGTGTGCGGGCTTGGACAAGTGGACGGCCTATGCGGCGTTAACTGTCGTCATTTGTACCATGCATGGGTTGAGGGTGTTTCAGAGCGGACATATACCGACGAAGAGTTAGAAAACCTTGATCCGCCGCCGTTTGAGTTCGAGGGCAGGAAATACACCATGTACGAAGCGACGCAGAAACAGCGGCAGATTGAAACGGCGCTGCGCAAGGTCAAGCGCGAGGCAATAGCGGCCAAGGCGCGCGGCGATGACGAGGAATACACAAGCCTTGCGGTACGCTATAAGCGCCTAAACGACGAATACCACACATTCAGCAAGGCGGCAGGGCTGCGGGAACAGCTCGAACGGGGCAATATCCCGGAATTTGGAGCGGATGAATCTAAAGCGCTGCTGAAAGCCTTAAAATGATGCAGCTAAAAGCATGACAGAGAGCAAATACACCTCCTTCTCCTTTCTATGCCCCAAGCGGTGGGGGATATAAATACCGCGTCGCTACTGCTCAACAGCGGCCATGCAATATATAGCGCAATGGTGTAATGGTAACACAACGGCCTTTGACGCCGTTATTGTGGGTTCAAGCCCCGCTTGCGCCGCCAGAGGCTGGCTAGCGACCAGCTGATGTGAGAGTACGCGCAACGCCTCACAAAGAATGACAATGCCCGCTGAAAACGGCACATCGAGCAGCTAACACGTGATACGCTGCAAAGATAATGCGCCGACAATCTAAGCGGGCTGCGCACAAATAGATATGTTCATTCAGTGGTTATTGCAGAAATGCGATAGCCACTTTTTGATATGCCGACGGGCATAAAACGGAATACGCCGACGGGCGGTAAACGGAGGTTTATTTATGGCAGAAGAGAATGTCAATACCAACACCGGCGCTGCCGGGAGCGAACAGACCTTTACACAAGCGGAGGTCGACAACATCGTCACTAAGAGGCTTGCAAGAGCCACACGCGGAATGCCGAGTGAGGACGAGCTGAAAGCATATAACGCTTGGAAAGCAAATCAGCAGAGCGAGGCAGAAAAGCTCAAGGACATTGAGAAAGAGCGCGACACCGAAAAGACGGCGCGCCTTGCCGCCGAAGCAAAAATCACGCAGTATGAGAGAGAAAAGTATCTGACCTCAAAGGGCGTGAGCGCTGACGAGCTGGAATTTTACTGTTTCAAGATCGGGCAGAAAGTGACCGATACTGTGAGCTTTGAGAAAGCGGCAGACGCTTTCCTCAAGGAAAGAAAGCCCGCGGGTGTGCGCGTGGACATGTCCGCACACGTCGGAGGCAGCGCCGTGGGCACAAATGGTGCTAACGACGCAATGAACGCCCTCATAAGGGGCAAATTTAGATAAGTGAGGTATAAACATTGGCTACAAACATTGTCAACAGAACTGACCTTTCGGGACTGATCCCCGAACCCGTAACCCGTGAGATAATTCAAGGTGTTACCGAGGGCAGCGCCGTCCTCCAGATGGGGCGCAGACTGCCCAACATGACCAGCAAGACCCAGACCATGAACGTGCTGGATATGCTGCCTACTGCCTATTTCGTCAACGGCGATACCGGCATGAAGCAGACCACTAAAATGAAGTGGGACAAGAAGAAAATCTATGCCGAAGAGATCGCCGTTATCGTGCCTATCCCCGAAGCCGTCCTTGACGATGCGGATTACGACATCTGGGGTGAGGTTCGCCCGCGCCTTGTTGAGGCATTCGGCAAGGTTATTGACAGCGCTATCCTGTTTGGCACGAACAAGCCCACCTCTTGGCGCGATAGCGTCCTTGATACCTGCAAGAAAGCCGGTTCCGTCGTTGCGGCAACTCCCTATATCTATGATGATATCATGGCGGAGGGCGGCGTTATCGCCAAGGTTGAAGAGAGCGGCTATCTCGTCAACGGTATCATGTCTGCAATCCAGATGCGCGCCAAGCTGCGCGGCCTGAAAGACCTGAACGGCGTTCCGCTCTTCAAAACCGATATGCAGGGCGCTACCCCGTATGCATTGGACGGTTCTCCGATGTATTTCCCCCGCAACGGCGCATTTGACACCACCAAGGCGCTTATGTTTGCCGGTGACTGGACGGAGCTTGTCTACTCCATCCGTCAGGATATCACTTTCAAGATATTCGATCAGGGCGTTGTGCAAGACCCGTCTGATAACTCCATCGTGTACAACCTCATGCAGAATGACATGGTTGCGCTGCGCGCTGTCATGCGTCTTGGCTGGGAAATCCCCAATCCCAAGAGCGCATACAACGATAACATCGCCAATCCCTGCCCGTTCGCGGTTTACGCGCCTGCGGGGACTGTCAGCACAGTTACCGTCTCCCCGGCGACTGCTTCCGTCGCTAAGGGCGCAAGCAAGGTGTTTACTGCGACTGTCGCAGGTGAGGGCGCTGTGTCTAACGGCGTTCTGTGGAGCGTTGCTGGCAGCTCTGCCGTCAAGGCGGGCACTAAGATTGACGAAAACGGCAATCTGACTATCGCTTCCAATGAGACCAACACTGCACTGACCGTCACCGCAACTTCCAAGCAGGACGGCACTAAGACCGGCACAGCGGCTGTTACCGTCTCTTGATAACCGGGGGTGAGCGTGATGTATGCTGATTACATATATTACACGACCACCTATATCGGCAGCGCACTAACTGAAGAGGAGTTTGCCCGTGCATCGACGCGGGCAAGCTCCTTTTTGGATTATTACACGCGCGGCAAGGCCAAGACTTACACCGGCGACGAGCTGAAAATGTGCTGCTGTGCGCTTGCTGAACAGTATCAGATCATCGAGAACGCGCAGACGCAGAGCATGAGCGGCGGCGAGTTGCAGAGCCAGACCGTGGGCGCTTGGAGCAAGACATATAAGAGCGGCACGGAGACGGCAGCGGCAGCGCGTGAGACGCTTGCCGGTATCGTAATGCAGTATCTCGGACACACCGGACTTTTATACCGGGGAGGTGGTTGCTGTGTTCCCTCATGTTGTGACTGTTTTTAACGTATGGGAAGATGACGACCTCGACAAGCACTATAACATCACGATACTGCGTGGTGTGCTGCTCGATATCTCAAAGGGCGCTAACATCGCGAAAACGGGCTTGTCAGACGCGGACGCGGCGACGCTCTATATTCCGTTCACCGTCACGGCAGAGAGCACCACGGGCGATGTGAAGCGCTATAAGGAGCCGAAAGCGTTCTATGCGGCTGACAATCCCGGCGAGTTCTGGACGCTTGACAGCGGCGGAGAAAGCAGTTCCACATCGACGTATTTTGCCAAGGGCGAAATCTCGGAGCAAATGAGCCTAAAGGAGCTGCGGCAGGCGCATGAATATGTCTATGATGTGTCTACAGTCGATATCCGGGACTTCGGCGGGGATATGGCTCACTGGCAGGTGGGTGGCAAATGAAAATCACGCTCAAGATCAAGGCTATCAAAGGGCGCGAGTTCAAAGCTGCCTGCGCCGCTGCCGAAGCCGTCGTCGCTACACAGGCGCTCAAAGACACGACGCCTTATGTCCCGGCGCTTACCGGGGCATTCTCCAATCTCGCCCGCGTCGACGGTAATGAGATCGTTTATACCGGCGATCAGGCCGCTTATCTCTATGCCGGTAAGGTCATGGTAGACGAAATGGGACGCCATGCAGTGTATATCAAGGACGTGGGATGGCGTCACCGCAAGGGCTCAAAGCTCCACGCGATTGATAAAGACCTTGTGTTTACAACGGATATGCATCCAAAGGCACAAGCACACTGGATGGAAGCGTCTTATGAAGAAAACGCTGAAAAGTGGGCGCTTGTCGGAGAAAGAGCGGTGAAGTTGTGGCTTGAATAAAGAAGAAAAACCGAAAACGTTAGTATCTGCGTCGGAAAACGCAGATGTGAGCCGCGCAGTGCGGAAATGGCTGAATACGTACCCAAATAAACCGCTGTCCAAGCTTGACTTTGAATGGTTAGGCAAGAGCAGCGGTCTTTGTATATCCACCATACAGGCGGCGTACAAGACCAAGCAGTTTATAGACGGCACATATCAGGCACAGTACCAGTTCAAAATCATTTACCGCACGACGGCAACAGACGCCGACGAGCGCATAACCGCTGACGAGGTGCTGGATAAATACGGCGAATGGGCAGAGCAGAACAGCGGCAGTCTGACCATAGCCGACGGCATTACCGTTAAGAAGGTCAAGCGCGATACGGCGGCGGCACTTTTCGCCCGATATGAGGGCGATGTTGAGGATCATCAGATCCTTTTAACTTTACTTTACGAGGTGATTTAAGAATGCCTGAATACACATGGACTACCACAGCGGGACAGGCCGTAGCCCGTGAACTGCTCATTGCTTACCTTAATACCGGCACTAATGAAAGTCCGGTATGGTCTCCGCTTGGTAAGCGTGTCGAGGACAGCTCCGAGGAATACGATTGGTCTACCGAGAGCAAGAAAGACATACTCGGCGATACCTACGGCACTATGAAAAAGCCTGTTATCACGCAGAGCTTCGAGCCGTGCGAAATGGACAGCGGCGACGCCGCACAGCAGCACATCTGGAAACTCGCAGTTGTCAAACAAGACGCTATGGCGCTTGCGGCACAGGATATGCTGATCGTTCACGGCTACGCCGGGTTTGCCGAGCGCTACGAATCCAGCATGATCGAGGTAACAGGTCTCGGCGGCGAGGGCGGCGGCAGTGCCGGTATGCCTATAACTGTCACTTTCGGCGGCAAACGCACTATCGGCAGCGCCACCAAGGGCAGTAATGGCGCAATCGAATTTACACCGGCGGCAGCATAATCAACAGGGGCGCGTTTTATACGCGCCCTTAACTAATTAAGGAGGTTAACATGGCGGAAAAACTTGTATTTAGGCCGGATGACGGCATACAGGAGATTTCCATTAACGATAAAGTGTCTGTATGGATAAACCTTACAGACATGAACTTTGTAGCGCGCGTCTTTATGGTTTTTGATGCGATGGACAAGCATCAAGAGAAGTACCAGAGCATGCTTAAAACCACAGAAAATCTACAGGATATCTTCAAGACTGCGCGGGAGATGGACGCAGAGATGAGAACTCTGATAAACACACTCTTCGATACAGACGTGTGTACACCTGTTTTCGGCGACATGAACGTGTATGCCCTTGCGGGGGGGACACCAGTATGGTTCAACCTCATCATGTGTCTTATAGAAAACATGGACGACACTGTTGTTGCAGAAAAGAAGAAGACAAATCCGAAGCTGCAAAAGTACCTTGCGCGTTTTAATAAGAAAAAATGACATACGGTCTGCCTACTTCTCTTAACATCGGGGGCAGCGAGTACGCAATACGCACAGATTACCGGGTGATTCTTGAGCTTATCGAAGTTCTGAATGACCCGGATTTTTCGGACACAGACAAGGCGCAAGCGACGATAGAAACGATAATCGAGGATTGGGAGAGCGTCACGGATTACGCCGAAGCGCTCAAGCAATGCTTTTGGTTCATTGACATGGGACAACCGAGCGGGAGGAAAACCGCACGGCTTGTTGATTGGCAAAAGGACTTCCCTTATATCATCGCGCCGGTTAACCGTGTGCTTGGTTTTGAAAGCCGCGCCGTTGAATATCTCCATTGGTGGACTTTTATGGGCGCTTATATGGAAATCGGCGGCGAATGTGCATTTGCGCAGATCGTCAATATCCGGTCAAAGCTGTCAAAGGGCAAGAAGTTGGAAAAATATGAACGCGAGTGGTTAAGGCAGAACCGCGAGATTATAAATCTTCCGCAAAAGTACACAGCGGAGGATGAAGAAATCCTAAAGAAATGGACAGGAGGCGGATAAATGGCAACTGAATTGAGATTCCCGGTCGAACTCGATGACGGCCAAGCCTCAAAAGAGCTTGACAAGCTTGTAAACAAGATGAGCAAGCTCAAAGAAAGCATCGCAAAAAATGAATCAGCGCGAGCGCCAATAGTTGAACAACTCAAAGAGGCGCAGGACGCGGCGGTTGAAGCATATAACCGCGTCGAAGAGCTGAAAGCGGCGCTTGCCGAGAGCGAAGCAAAAACAAGCATAACCGGCAACGCTGACCCCGGTACATATATTGCCGAAATTCAGCGTCAGGCGCAAATCAAGGCCGAGCTTGCGGAGCAAGAGAAAATCATGCAAGCCAAAGAAAAAGAGGCGCAGCGCCTTGAAGCGCAGGACAGCAAGATACTTGATGTGCTTGCACAGCAGACGGCGGAACTCGAACAAGCGCAAGAACGCGCCGGTGAACTTACGAAGCAAATAACGGACGCAACAAAGGGTAAGAACCTCAAGGCCATATTCGAGGGCACTCAGGCTGCTGTTAATAACGGTGTAAAGAGCCTACTCAAATACGGTATAGGTATACGCACACTCTTCACGCTGTTTAGCAAGCTGAAAGATTATACAGTTGATGCGGTAAAAGCCTATGCGGAAAATGACCCAGAAACGCAGGCGCACATAAACAGCCTTAAAGCGTCTCTTGCCGGACTCCAAGCAACGTGGGGGGCAGCATTTGCGCCGGTGCTTAACGCCGTTATACCGGTGCTGCAAACGCTTATAAGCTGGATTAATACGGCCATAAATGTCATCGCATCATTTCTCGCTCTACTCGGAGGGCGAGGCACGTTCAAACGTGTTACATCCGGTATGGATAAGCTCGCCGGAGCTGCGGGTGGAGCAGCGGATGCAGCTAAAGAAGCAAAGAAACAACTCATGGGCATTGACGAACTGAACGTTTTGCAGGACAACGACACCGGAGGTGGCGGGGGTGGTGGAGGCGGCGGAACCGGCCTCGACTATGAAGATGTTGAAATTAGCGATTTCCTCAAAGACAATTTCAACACGATCCTTGACATTGTGATTGCCGTTGGCGCGGCTCTTGCGGGCTGGAAGTTCGCAAACATCCTTAAAAACCTTGGGCTTGTAAAAGGCGGATTCAAGCAGATACTCGGCATCGCTACGATATTTGCGGGAACAGCAGTTCTCATTAAGGGAGCAATAGACGGCTGGAAAAATGGCGTCGATTCAACAAACCTTATCGAAATGCTCTCCGGTGCCGCCCTCGTCGCGTTGGGCGCCTTTTTGGCGTTCGGCCAGCTCGGTGGGGCTATTGCCCTTTTAATAGGTGGCGTCGCTATGCTCGTCGTGGGTATTAAGAACTGGATAGCGACCGGCGAACTATCGCATGATACGTGCGCGCTGATAGTGGCCGGTTTGGGCGCAATCGGAATTGCTATATCGCTTCTCACAGGGAGCTGGATTCCCGTGGCGATTGCGGCGGTTGTGGCTCTTGTGATGGTCATTATAAGCTACTGGGGCGAAATATCCGCATGGTTTAATGAACACGTCGGAACGCCGCTTAAAGAAGCGTGGAACAAGCTCAAAGAAGCGGGCGCAGAGTTTGCTGCGGCGACAAAACAAAGCTTCGAGGATATCAAGGCAAACGCCGAAGACCTTAAAAACAAATTTGTCGAGAAGTTTGCCAACATCCGCGATAAGGTAAAATCCGCGTGGAAGACCATAAAAACCACGCTCGCGCAGAAACTCTCTTTTCCACATATCCCGTTGCCGCACTTCTCAATAAGCGGCCAATTCAGCCTTAAACCGCCGAGTGTACCACATTTCAGCGTGGATTGGTATGCAAAGGGCGGTATCGTTGACGGCGCAACGCTTATCGGAGCGGGCGAAGCTGGTAAAGAGGCGATCATACCGCTTGAGCGTAATACCGAATGGATACGCTCAGTCGCGCAGGAGATTACATCGCTGCTGTTCGACGAAGATATCTTCTCTCGGATCGCAGACAAGATATCGCTTGTTCCGACTGCTCTTGACCGTATGACGGCGCAGCTCGCCACAATGACTATGCCCGCGCTTCCGGCAGTTGCTACGGGTTCAGTAGTTCCGCCCAATGCGGCGGTTACTTATACCGGCATAACCCCGGAGCTTGCAGAGAAGTTAAGCAACTTTCTTGACAGGTTCGGCAAGGATGGCGGCAACAGTCCGATAGAGGTTTATCCGGTGGTAGAGCTTGACGGCGTTCGCGTATCGAAGCAGCTGCACAGCTACACGAAACGCGAAACCAGAATGCACGGCAAATCGCTTATAGAGGTGGACTAATATGTTTGTTTTTGAAATAGACGGCGTCGACTTCTCTAAGTGGGTAACTGCCGAGGGGTTCAAGGTGACACGCGCGGACAGCGACGGCCCCAATGCGGGGCGAACGCTTGACGCTTACATGCACCGCGATAGGGTCGCAACAAAGTACCGCTTGGATGTCCAATTGCGTGATCTTTGGGACGACGACGCTCATGCTGCATGCGCGGCTATGCTGCCGGAGTATGTGACTGTCACATATTCAAACCCTTATACGGGCGCAATAGAGACCGTACAGATGTATTCAAATAACAACGTGGCCACGCTTGTGATGAGCATGGACGGTCACGAATGGTGGACTTTTGACGCATTTCCACTGATAGAAAGGTGATTCGATGTTTGCAATTCCGAATAAGATTGTAATTGGTGACGTCGAATCACCAATTTTAACATTTGAGAACGACGCCATAAAAGAAGTTCTCGAAGAGACAGGCATATCTGCTGTTGGCGAAGAGCTGTATATAGATCAGTTTATGCCGACTATCAGATATGTTCTCTATGTCAGATACCAGATACTCCCGCGTGACGATAACACCTACGGCGGTATCTTGTCTGCTGACGGGAAAATTTTATGCAGCAAATGGAATTATGATCTTCGAGATATCCCCTATGGGACGCCGACGCGGTTCTACACTAACGGACGCCCCACGGGGGTATTTTATTGCGAATCGGTGACAAGAGAGAGCGGTGATCTCTTCAAATTTAATTGCGTCTCCGCAGTCGGAATGATGGATAGCCAATGGCACGTTGGCGGAGTTTATACAGGCAAGAGATTTGATGCGGTGCTCACCGAAATTCTCGGCACTGAATACGAATACGAAATCGACCCGGATGTTGCCCAACTCCAAGTTTATGGATGGCTGCCGTATGATACTCGGAGAAATAATCTCCATCAGCTTTTAGTTGCATACGGAGTGATTATTTCAAAATCCGATGTTGGTAAAATGCTTTTTGTTTTCCCAAATACGCACGACACTTCCGACATTCCAAGAAACCAAATATTCGACAGCGGCTCGGTAAAATACGGAGACACAGCAAGTCGCGTTGAAGTAACCGAGCATAGCTATCATTACCTGTCGACCGTTGAAGACGAAGTGTTATACGACACGCAAGGGGAAGCTTTGGCAGAGACTACTGTAACATTTGACCATCCGATATATCCGGATTCTATCGCTGTGTCGGGAGACGGTGACATGACCATCTCTGCCAAAGGCGCTAATTATGCGATTATTCAAGGCTCCGGCATCCTTAAAGGTAAACCGTATGTTCACAATACAAAGCTGCTTGCCAAAAATAACACCAATGCGCGGACGGAAAAAGTAGTGACGGTCAAGGACGCAACATTGATTACTCTTGCAAACAGCGACAATTGCCTTGACAGAATCAGTGACTATTATTTTAATACAACAGTCGTCACGCAGGCAATAGTAGTTAACGATGAACGTGTTGGACGAAGATATAGCATCGAAAACCCGTTCAAAGAAAAGATGATAGGGTTCCTTTCGAGAATGCTCACAAACATATCGTCGTTCCGCCGAGCAGAGTGCGATTTTATCACAAATTATAATCCAACTGCGTCCGGCGCGGCGTTTGGACATTGCGTGATCCTCAAACTCACAAATGTTGAGCAGCGCTGGAATATTCCCGATAGCGTTTACGCAAAAGATGTGCCGCAGATACGCTGCGTCCTGATCGGCCACGGCTCAGACGGTGAGAGCGGGACTAATGGCGAAACAGGCAGCAAAGGCGACGATGACGGCGGCGGCATAGGCGGGGCTGGTGGAAAAGGTGGCAAGGGCGGCACAGGCGGAAAGGTGTATTCCGTAACCATCAATTGCGCAAACCTTGCGTTCATCCGTTATAAGAACGCGGACGGGAACACGGTGCTTTATGTCGCGGATGATATCTATTCGTCTGCGAATGGCCATGCGTCAAGCTCAGGTTTTGCTGAACTGTTTTCGGGGGCGGTCTACGCGCTGCCCGGAAATGATGGAGTTGACGGCGCTGCCGGAGGCAAAGGTGGCAGGAACCCGCCTATAGGTTCGTCGCCTCAACGCGCTGCCAACGGTGAAGACGTTGAATATAACGGTGTTAAATACAAAGGCGGCAAGGGCGGCAAAACGCAGGACTTCAACGGAGCCGAAGTCGGCAACAGCGCGAACCTGACGATCAAATACGGTGGCACGGGCGGTGGCGGTGCTGCTTATGGCGTCAACGGTCACGACGGCGGAACAGGCGGCTGGAAAAGGGATGCGGATGGAAACTTCATCGAACAAGATGGCTGGATTGTATTAGATATAGGCGGTGAAGGTGCCGATGCAGCTGATGCAATCCCGACACTCGACGGCTACGGCAACGGCGGCAACGGCGGCAATGGTGGCGGCGGCGGTGGTGGTGCCACTGCAACCTACTGGTGGAATCATGAGTATTCAACGCTGATCTCCACGACTTCGTATCCCGGTGGAACAGGCGGCAAAGGCAGCGCCGGGACAAAGGGAAATGCAGGTGTTCTCATAATCTATTATTAGGCGGTGAACAAATGGCAGAAACTCAATATTTCAAAAGTTCCCTATTAGCTCAACAGATGGAAGACACATGGGTGGGAACGGTCAGATTCAATGCTGAACAGGGACTGACCGAGACTCAGAAGGCACAGGCGCGAGAGAACATCGGCGCTGTGCCGTTCGGGAGCAATCTCAAAATTCTCGGCCACTTCAACACGGTCGCGGAGCTGCAAGCATCCGCACCGCAGAATGTCGGCGACGCTTACAGCGTAGGAGCGGCAACGCCCTATAACCTATATATCTTCGACGGGCTGCGTAATGAGTGGCTGAATTACGGACAGATTCGCGCGGCGGATATATCCTCGCGCTACGTCGAGAATCAGGTGATCGCCGTATCGGCATGGACGGCAGATGCCAGCACGATTGCAGGATTCAATTACAAGGCGCAGATCACCATCAGCGGCGCGACGGGAGATGACTTCCCGATAGTGGCATTCAACCAGAGCGATGCAGTCAGCGGCAATTTCGCGGCGTTGGCATTCTCGAACAACGGCCACATTGAGATATTCGCAAAGACGAAGCCGACAGCGGCAGTGACCATCCCCATCGCGACGCTGATTGTGAACGGCGGCAATGGACGCGGCATCACCAACGCCACGGGCGGAATTGCGACGGGGAGCATCAAGACCGCCGACCTTGCTGACGGGTCGGTCACTGCTGCGAAGATACCGAATGGAGAGATTACACAATCAAAACTGTCTGTGAGCGGACGGTGCGGCTCGGTCATAAGCGCGACAGCCGGGAAGAATCTTGAAAACTCAGATGCAGGCAACACGTATTTTGCGGGATGGACAGCTGCCGGGTCAACAAAAACATGGACGCTAAACGCTGAATTGAGCGCTGCAATATCAAACGGCTTTGCCGTCGCCTTCACTGAGCTTTGGCCGAACGACAAAACAAGAATAAGTATCAGCGGAGTGAGACTGTTGCACCGTGGGGAAGGTCAACTTTTAGAAAAGAGTCAGAGCGCAGTTCTCGGTCTGGTTGAGCGCTGCAATATGATTGCACTACAGAAGATGCTCACGGATGCTACCCATGGAGACGCTTGGCTTATCACGGGTGATGTGGAGGTTGTATCGTGATTCACATATTGTCAGGCGGAGGCATTACAAATGTGGCCGGAGTCATCCGCGTCAGTTACCCAGCGAACAGCACCTTGATAGTCAAGGGCACATCCAGTGGAAAGCAGTTCGCAAAAGACACCAACACCACCTCATCGGCCAAGGCATACATATTCCTCGCACCGATAGGCAATGCGGCATACACTCTTACCGCGACGAACAGCGCGGGGAAAACCGTATCAAAACAGGTTTACGTCTCCAAGGATCAGGTTCAGAGTGTGACGCTGATGTATGAATTGGTGTTATTTGACGATACAGATAACACGTCAGCAACCGGAGGATGGACATTCGGCGAGTGGGCTTCCGGCGGGAGCGAATTCAGCAACGCGACGATTTCCAATAAGCAGATAGTCTATTCACAGAGTAGCTACGGCGGGATATTCACCAAGAAGCAAATCGACGTGACGGACTATAAGACCTTGTATTGTGAATGCACCATTACAGGATATCTTGAATACGCCAATTCTTTCGGCATTTCAAAATCTACCAATCAAGCAATCGTTGACAGCGGTATGGACATGAACAGCAAGTTCGTCGCGAGGAAGGCACTCGCAGCAGGCACATACACAGGAAGCAATGCTTTGAGTGTCGACATCTCAAATGTATCAGGTAACTGTTCTCTGGGCTTTGGAGTCTTTTGTAGCCTCGATCTTACGATAAAGATAAATAAGGTTTGGCTGGTATAAGGAGGATGCAGCATGACGATCTACATAGACGACGATTATAAATGTTATGTCTCCGCAGCCGACGGACGCAGAGCAATCGAGACGAATGAATTTGACGGTAAGTGCGACGAGTGGATAGAGAGCTTCCGCTTTGCCCCGTCAGGCGAGACATGGGTGCAGGAGAACGGCATGATGTTCCGGGGCGAGATGGTCACTCCTTGGAAGGAGTTGGGCGAAGCATACGTGGCACAAGAGGCTTACGTCACCACTCAAAACAGACAGTATGAGGCGGCGCTTACCGAAATTGAAGCGGCATTGGGGGTAACATCATGACAATTGAAGAACGGAAGAATGTTATCCTTGCGAAAATCGAGGACATCAAGCAGGGTGGCAGCTCTGCCGAGATAGAGGACATGCGCGCCGCTCTTGCCGCTCTCGGCGTGACCGATGAAGATGAAGAGGAGGGCAGCACATGAGCTATCTTTCAAGCGCGCAGAAGCTCCGCGCGGCGATGGACACCGCGGGGAACGCACTCTCGGACGCGCAAGCACGCACCTGTAAGCTTATCTATTGGCAGTGGAAAGACCTTATCGGCACGACTGCAAGGCCGGGGCGACGCTTCCTGTATGGCAAGACGCTGTTTAAGGTTCGCGCTGATGCTTCGGAACACACCTTTAGCCGTGAATGGGAACCCGGCGTCACGACCGCCTCGCTCTATGAGGCTATTGACGATGAGCACACCGGCACTCTGGACGATCCTATCCCGTTCACGCAGCCGATGGAAATTTTCAACGGCAAGTATTACAGTCAGAACGGCAAGATCTATCTCTGCACACGCGACAGCGGTAAGCCGCTCGCATTCGACCTCGCCGATCTGGTGGGACTCTATGTAACGGAGGTAACTGAGTAATGGACGATGAGAAGACCGCCAGCGGTTTGTTGACGGAGATGCCCGCGAGAGCGTAGACCCGATGGGGTGGCTGCTCGCGCGATTCACGACAGTGATATGAGGAGGACATAATGGGAATCATTGACAATGCCGTCACACGCGCGCTTGAGATCGCAGCGGACGACGGCCACGGCTACGATCAGGCCAACCGCTGGGGGCCTGACTACGATTGCAGCAGCCTTGTAATAGACTGCTTCAAGAGAGCGGGACTGCCCCTCAGCTGCACCTACACGGGCAACATGCGCGGGGACATGCTGCGGCATGGCTTCGAGGACGTGACGGGCAGCGTCGACCTTGCGACCGGCGCGGGGCTTGAGCGCGGGGACGTGCTGCTGAATCATGTCCACCACACCGCCCTGTATATCGGCGGCGGGCAGATAGTGCAGGCGAGCATCAACGAGTACGGCACTGTGACCGGAGGGCAGACCGGCGACCAAACCGGGCGCGAGATCTACGAGCGCGCCTACTACAACTACCCGTGGGACTGCGTGCTGCGTTATGTTGGCGATGCCAACGTGCCAAATGAAGAGAACAGCAGCGAGTATGTGCCGTCATACTGGTACGCTGTCGCGCTGCCGCTACTCAAGCCGGGCATGACGGATGATACCGTCATCACCGTGCAGAGGTTGCTCTACGCCTACGGCTATCAAGCCAGCGTCAGCGGCATGATGGACGAGGCAACCGTCGCGGCGGTCAAGGCATACCAGACCGCCCACGACCTTGACGCGGACGGTGAAGTCGGCGGCATGACGTGGGCTGATCTGCTGCTTGCGCGGAGGGGGTGAGGCGGATGGCAAAGATGCGCTAACAGCATGCTCAACGCTTAAACATGGAGGTCAAAATGTATATCACTTGGCAGAGCATCGTGACCGCGGGGGCGGTCATCACGGCGATTATCGCAATCGTCAAATACTATAACCGCGGTCTGCACTGGGTCGACCGCCAGAACGCGCAGGACGCAGACATCAAACTGCTCAAGGACGAGCAGACGCTGCTGACCTATGGCGTGCTGGCGTGTCTCAAAGGGCTAAAGGATCAGGGCTGCAACGGCCCCGTGACGGCAGCCATCGACAAAATCGAGAAGCACCTCAATATTGAGGCGCACAAATAAAAAAGTGCCCAGATGGGCACGGAAGGAGAAAAATTATGAATGAGATAATCACAACCTACGGCATGGAGATTGTTAAGGCAATCGTCATAATGATCTTTGGCTATATCGGCATCGTCCTCAAAAACCTTGCCGCCAAGTACATCACGACCGAGACGGCTAAAAAGGTCGCCAAGACCACGGTCGCCTACGTGGAGCAGGTGTACAAGGACATCCACGGGGACGACAAGCTCGCCGTCGCGCTCAAGACCGCGGCGGAGATACTCGCCAACAAGGGCATAGTTGTAACTGACACTGAGCTCCGCGCCCTTGTCGAGGCCGCGGTAAAGGAGCTCAACGACAGGTACCACGAGACCGACACCGCGGCATGAGTTTATACACGCCGCGTGCAGCCGAAGTCCTACGTGCCTACGTGGGGGGTGATGTAGGCTGCACCCGGCGCGCCTTTTTAAAATCCTTGTAAACCGACAAAAACGGAGGACAGATGAAAGAATCCGTGAAAGATTTCTGCCGCTTGAATGGGCTGAACCAGCGATCAGCAAACCTTGTAGACATGCTATATAATGCGTACATAGGAAGTGAGGCTAACGACAACAGCAGAAATAAAAACCAGTCTGATAACGCCGGGGGAGAAGAACAAGCTGCAATTTCCGAGATCACTAAGGGAGCAGTTTGAACGCGACTGCGGCTTTACCGACGAGGAGTTGACCATATTCCGCATGAGAGCGCGGGGGATGAGCATCTTGCAAATTTCCTTTGCTCTTCAAACGGAAACCGAGCTATACGGCACTGAGAAAGTCGAGCGCCGTATACGGAGCATAAAAAACAAAATAGCTGCCGCGATTGATGGCTAAATAATGTGTTGATGAGGGCTAACCGATGGGTTAGCCCTCTTTTTTTATGCGAAAATATCATCAGAAAGGACGTGACGCAATGGATTACCCACAGTATTACCAGCAGCCCCCGCAACAGCCACAGCAGCAGTTCTACGGCGGATATCAGCGGCCTATGCAGCAGCTACAGCCTACAGCGCCCGGTTACGTGTGCAAGCCCGTGACGAGCCGCGAAGAGGCCGTAGCGACGAGCACGGACTATTTCTCTCTTGGCGTCGTAATGCCGGACTTGGGGCACGGCATGATCTATCTCAAGCGCTTTAACCAGCAGAACGGATCATCTGACTTCTTCGAGTTCCAGCGGTATATACCGGAACAGTCTGCACCGGTGGAGTATGCGACAAAAGCCGACCTTGACGCGCTCCGGGCGGAGCTGACACCCAAGAAGAAACGGAGGACAGACGACGATGAATAACCTTTTTCCGCCGCAAATGGCAAGAAACATAAAGGGGATGGCGACGGAGGCGATAGGCACTATGAAGCAGATGGGGCAGATGGCCACAGATGCGGAAATGGTAATGTCGTTGATAAGCGCGTATAAGTCGGGGAACTTCTTACCGGCGCTGCAGCAGATAGCGTCGCAGAATCCGAAGATGGCGCAGGCGGTGACGATGCTACAGGGTAAGGACGCTAACAGCCTTGCACAGATGGCGCAAAACATGGCTGCCGAGCGTGGCACTACAGTAGATGAACTGGCCAAGGAGCTTGGCCTCAAATAAATAAAAATCCTATCAGTTTTGCAGGTCTTGATAAAAACTGCCCCGACAAATGCAGACGGGGCGCGCGACCCGTGTGTAAATAAACTGATAGGAGATTTTTTATGGCAGACGATTTTATAAGCGGATTCCTCGCCGGGCAGGGCGACGGTAATTCCAATCGCGGCGGAATGTTCGGCGGTGATGGATGGTGGGCTATCATCATCTTCGCGCTGATCTTCGGTTGGGGCAACGGCGGTTATGGCTTCGGCGGCGGCAATTCCGGCGGTGTAGCCGATGGCTATGTCCTTGCCTCCGACTTTGCGAACGTTGAGCGCAAGATCGACGCGGTGAACAACGGCGTTTGTGACGGCTTCTACGCGATGAACACTGGAATGCTTAACGGCTTTGCCGGTGTGACGCAGGCCGTGACGAGCGGATTCTCTGCGGCGGAGCTTGCAAGGTGTAACCAGCAGGCGGCACTCATGCAGCAGCTCAACTCGATGCAGATGCAGTCTCAAGAGTGCTGCTGCGAGAACCGCGCGGCTATTGCGCAGGTGCGCTACGATATGGCTACACAGGCTTGCGACACCCGTAACACCGTGCAGGTAGCAGCTCGCGACATCATAGACAGTCAGAACGCGGGAACCAGAGCTGTCCTTGACTTCCTGACTAACAGCAGACTGCGCGATCTTGAGGCGGAGAACTCCACACTGAAGCTTGCGGCGTCTCAGGCGGCGCAGAATAACTACCTTGTCAACACTCTGCGCCCTGCACCCATACCGGCGTATCAGGTGCAGAACCCCTATTCGTATGGCGCGAACGGTTGCGGCGGCTGCGGCAACTATTAAGCAAAACTGATATCGGGGCGGGGATAACCCGCCCTTGAAAGGAGATTACTATGTCATGTAAACCCGTATGTCAGCTTTGCCCAAAGCTGATACTCAGCCAAGCGATAACGTTTGCCAATGGCAACGTAGTTGTCAACCTCCCGGACGGCAGCTATACCAACGGCGAGAAATACTGTATCGTATTGGCGCAGTCTATACCCGCGACGGCGACAATCAACGCGCCGGTCGTGTTCACCATCGGCACGGGGACAACTCAATTTCCGCTGACAAACCGCTGCTGCGCACAGGTGACAGCGTGCGGAGTGCGGACGCGGACGAAGTACAGCACCATCGTTGTCACGAACTCAACGGGCGCGACGTTCCGCATGATCGGAAACCCGTGCTGCTCTCCGAGCAACAATCTTACCGCAGTTAACGCGGCAACAGGAGGTGCGACAGCATGAGCAGAACCGACCGCATAATGAGAATCCGCGACTATCAGCCGCAGGACAAATACCGTGACCGCCGGGGGCGCGAGCATTACGACAATGGCCGTTACGCGCCGCGCAATGAATACCGCGACAATTACCGGGATGATTACTATGAGCGCCGCAGAATAGGCTTTGACTACGATGCGCCGCGTATGGGTGATCCGGTAAGCTATGGCGGGGACTATGAGCGCGGTTATGGCGGCGGCAGTATGTACAACGGCATGAGCCGCGAGATGGCGGACGAATGGATGCATGATCTTGAGAATGAGGACGGCAGCAGGGGCGCACATTGGAGCTACGATCAGACGTCGAATCTTCTTAGTCAGAAGAAATACGACTGCGATCCGATAGAGTTCTATGTTGCAATGAATATGTTGTACTCTGACTATTTCAAGGTCGCAAAGAAGTTCAACGTCAACAACACAGAGTTCTACGCCGATCTTGCCGAAGCGTTCCTTTGTGATAAGGACGCGGCAGATGATAAACTCATAAGATATTATGAGTGCGTCGTAGGCTAAGCCGGAGGCCGGGGACAATCCCCGGCCTTTTTGTTGATAATAAGGTTAATAATAGCCAGCGGTGGCACGTCTTGAATAACTCTTGAATAACTGCTTGCTGAACCGTCTTTTTGAGTGACTTTCTATTATCAACGTATTATTAACAAAAACCAGCAAACCGTTGGAAATAGGCGCGTTTTTCATGAATGGGGTTCAAGAGGCCGCTGGTTCAACTCCAGTCACTCGGACCAAAAGTGAGCAGATTTAAGGTAAAAACCTTGAAACTGCTCACTTTTTTATTCTGCTCCGTTCCTGCCCATTCCGCGCTATTATCAACGTATTATTAACACGATTAGAGCGCGTCGGTGATCTTTCTCAAGTCCTCATAGCTCACATCTTGGTAGTAGCGCAGCATTTCATCGCTGGTATGCCCTATGAGGGCGAGCTTATCCTTGTCTGCTCCGGGGGCGCGTTTCATAAGCGTTGCGAACGTATGACGGCAGCTATGCGGCGTGTATGTGTAAAATTTCTTCCCGTCGCGCTCGACGATGGGATTGTCTATGCCGCATTTATCAAGCACGGAATAAAACAGGTCACGATATCGTGAGGTCGTGAACGGCTTCCCGTCCTCATCGGTGAACACTGCGCCGCTGGTTTTGTCCTGCATGACCCTCTCAATGTATTTCTGAATCTTCGGGGAGACGGTGACAGTGCGATCCGTTCCGGCCTCCGTTTTAGCGCCGCCGATAAATGCTCGCTCTTTGCTGTTATAATTCGCCGCGTCGAGCGTTACAAACTCGGCAGGGCGAAAGCCAAGGTAACATTGGCACAGTACGATAGACGCGCCGAAAACGCCGTCTGCGTGCTTCTCAAGCTTGGGTAAGGCATCATCCGGCAGCGCGTTTTTCGTGCCACTGTCGCCGCTCACGGTGAGGTACTGTCCCATGTTAAGCGTGACGTAATGCCGGGGGATGGCAAATTTATAGAGCAGACCGCACAGCGCTTTCATGTTCTCCTTTGTACGCCGCCCCTTGCCGCATTCGTCGAGGCAGTCTTGCAGATCGTCAATGTCTATATCCGAGATATAGAGCCGATAGACCGGCGCGAAATATTTATATGCTGCCTTGTAACAATCCATCGTAGACTTCCCGGCGCGGTGCGTCGGCTGCCACGCCTCATAGATTTGCTTGAACGTCGCTTGTTTGGGCTTCTCACGCGGAGCGAGCTTCAGGACAGGTAAATAGTTTACCGCTTCTTTCTTTGTCTTAAATCCGCCCTTAGTGCGCGAGACGGGGCGCGACACGCCGTCACTCCCGGTCGCATAGTCTATCGTTACCTTTGCTGTCCACGTCTTTCCGCGCTTGTAAACCGTGCCCATACCGTTTCCCCGGCTCTTTACCGTGCGCGACTCCGACTGCTGCTTTGCGCCGCAAAACATACAGTATTTGCTTATGTCGGGGATTTCTTCTTTACATTTTCGGCATTGCATAACATCACCCTATAACAACGCCCCCGGTCTAACGACTGGGGGCTATTTTTATTTCCTGAACAAAAACCGCAAGGCGTAGCCGATGGCGGCAAGCGCTGCAATGACAAGCAGCACAAGGAAAACAAAGAACGCGGATACTCCCGCCGAACGAAAAAGACCGGCATTGAGAATATGGGCATCAAAAACCATATAGCCTATAACCACCAAGAGCAAAAGCACCGATACAGATGTGAGCGCGCCGACAATAACGCGGGCAGTTTCGAGCCGTTTATCTTTCTGCTCATCAATGGCTGCAAGACGGACGTTATCAAGTTCCAGCTCATGGGTGCGTTGTTTCTGTGCAAGACCGCTCCGTTGCGGCTCGTCAAGCCCGCACATAGCGTTAAGGGAGAGGCCAAGTGCCTTGCATTTCGCGGCTTCATAGAAAAGAAGCGGTTGTTTTGTGCGCCCGGAATTTGTGTCGCAAATGTTATTGTACGGCACTCCGGAAAGATCGGACAATTCTTGCAGCGTTAACCCGCTGGAGTTTTTAGCCTTGCGCATTTTCTCAAGATAACTGTCGAAATAAGGCTGCAATTCCGACATAGCAGAAATCTTCCTGTCTTCGTCGCTCATTTTGTTGCCTTTCACATAAGATTTGGGAAGCGCTTGTAAAAACGCCATCTCATTTGGAATTAAAAACGTGGACAAATTAGGTGAAAATCTGCTACCCTTTAAGCGTAGCAGATAAGTCGGTTTACAAGGTATCTGTTACAGCCCCGGCAGAGGTTGCCACCAATGCCGGGGCGCTTGCTTAATTACGATAAACCAAGTTGAGCTTTAGCGACTACTTTACCACCTTGAAACGTAACGTTGGCATTGGAGCCGGGAGCGGCACCATACCATACATATATTTCGGTCTTGTATTCATCTCCACCAATATCGACCTGCGATGAAAGTTCTCCCTCGGAGCCGATGATGTTTACAACCTCGTCGTAAGTCATGCCGGTTTCAATCGCGTTGAATTTCTCAGCTGTGATTCCTTGCACTTCGCTTTTTGCTGAACCACCATTCCCGCCAATTGCGCCCACGAAAATAGAAATACCGACAAAAAGCATGATGATTCCGAAAAACACGCGCCAACCGCTGGGCTTCCTTTTCGCGCCGCACTGGGGACAGACTTTAGCGCTCTTCGAGATTTGCGCGCCGCAGTCCTTACAGGTCACAAGCTTGGACATAGCATTACCCCTTTTCAATATAATGTGAATAAATTGTTACGCTACTTAAATGTTAACACTTTGCGCTGTCAAAATCAAGTGAAATTTGTCGAAAAATATAAAAGGAGGAAAAGTTTTGCAGGAACGTATTAGACTGGCGGCATACGATAAGGCACAAAAAGAGTTTTTGAAGCTTAACATGGAGAACAGGCAGACAATCAATCGTCTGATTGCTGAGACTTTAGAAGAGCAGCAATCGCAGCATCTATCGCGGCGCGGTTTTCGGGAGTCAACTTTTGATATTCTGGATTAAGTAACGGTTGTTCTGCGTCCGAGCTTTCCCCGGTTTTTAAATATGCAACGGAGGTGTCTAACGCTTCCGCAATAGCTTGAACATCTGCATCTGTCAGGCTCGTTTTGCCGTTTTTATACTCTGTCAATTTCCCCCTATAACCGTCAGGCATAATAAGATTCAAATGCGCAAGAGTAACACCGCGTACCCGGCGCAAACTATCGATTCTCGAATAAATGTCATTCATAATTTACCTCTTGACTTTCTGATAAAAATCAGAATATAATAATTACGCCAAAGTCGGCTTGAAATACTGCGCTCCATAATTTGCGGAGAGAAAACGCTCGGATTAAATCACTTGGACAGGATGATACTTACTCCGTCGCCGTTGACGAAATAAGCGACACTATCCAGCTTCCAGCTGTCGGCGATAAGGGACATCGCCTCAGTAAACGAATCTGTATAGAATCTCTTGATCTTCTCACCTCCCATCAGCGGGAGCGCAGTATTTCAAGCCGACTTACAAATGAAAGGAGAACGAAAAATGGCACTACCAAAATTCATGTTCGTATCAACCGGCGCAGAGAGCTTCTTCGTAATCGACGGGGTAATGTTCGGGGGAGGACTTGAACGCCTCACACTTGACGTGGACGGGGGAGATGTAAATATCAAGTGCATGGACATACGACCGACACGAGTATTCCCTGTTACGACAGACGAAAAGGAAATACGGCTCAAAATCGAGGAATACGCAAGGATGACGGAAGAACGAATGAAAAAGCTCGGATTATAAAAGCCCTGACAGCGCGCTTATTCCTCGGTCAATCCATTTCTCTATGTTTTCCTTATCGTAGTTCTCAAAAAAGATGATCGCCTTGTCGGTAAGGTCAAAATCGCCATCGACAATGAACACCTTTAGATATCCTGCACTCTTCAGCTCTGCGCGGATTGTCTCGAAACCGGGATAGTCCGCGTAGTCTTTCGCAAGGAAACGAACGGCTAACTGCTTGCTCATTCCGTCTTTCCTGCGCTGAGAATAGGCTTCCCAAAGCTTCCTCAAGGCTTCGCGGGATTCTTTAGTTAAATCTTTTTCCATATTTATATATCTCCTTTTTGTACAGCTCCGCTAATTGCGGGGCTGTATTTTTGTTTAATGCGCCTATTCTGCAAAAAATCAGAAATACGCATTGACTTCGGATAAAAGTCAGAATATAATAGGGGCTGTAAACATTGATAGACGAAAAAGGTAACACAAAACCAAGCCCTAACGGAAAGATTTTTCCGAAAAAGCTGTAAGAACGTATTGTGACTGTTGGCGCTTTCACAATACAACTTTTACCGCGAATTGTCAATGTTTTCTCTGATAAAACGCAGAGGGGGTGAGCGACATATACGAACTGTTCAGAGGCAAGATAGCCGAGCAGAAGAAAATCCGCCATCTGACGGATGCAGACATAGCGAAGATGACCGGCTATACCACAAGCACCATACGGGCGTTCATGTGCGGCGTTCGTGAGAATGAGAAGATAGCAACCGCCATAGCACAGGCACTTGAAATTGAGAGGTAACAAGCCGAAAGGCAAGTTATAAGCCCCGCGAACTGCTGGAAACGCACAGGAAACGGCCTTGAAACAAACTCAGGAGCGGGGCAAATGAAAAGGAGAAGAGAAAATGAAAATGCTTTATACAGTGCACACATCATTCGATGCGCGCGATGACGAAACCGGGCAATTCCGGGGCTGGAGCCAGACCGAGAAGATAGAAGCCAATGACAAGATTGCTGCTAAAGCCATCGCATGGCGTCATATCGTCGGCAGTGGCGAATACAGCCGACTGGTGCTCAAAGCTCAGAGCGCCAGAGTGTCAAGCAGAGAGGAAGAAAAGAAGATGAAACAGTTTGAATTTAATAAGGAGCAGGTTCAGACCATAGTTGACGAAGTAGAGCGCCGGATGCGGACGTATACCACGGACATATATACCGAGGCCGAGATAGAAGATATCCGCCGTTCGATGTGGCAAGGCGTTTATTCCACGCTCTGCGTGATGGCGTCCAACTGGCCGGAGGTCAGGAACTGGACGGATGAAATTCAGGGGAGGTGAAAACATGAGCGAACAGGAAAAGAAAACCGCAAAGGAAGTCATTGACAGCCTGAAGCAGATACCGCCCGACGGCGCGGATTACGTGCGCGGGTACTTGCAGGGCAGACTTGACGGGCTGAAAAAGGAAAAGGAGGACAAAGAGTGACCATTGACGACATCGAGGCCATGGACAAGGCCACGTTAACACCGCAGGAGGCCGCAAGCGTCATCAACTGCAAACCCTATGACATCAACGTGAAATTCAAAGAGGGCAAGCTTGAGTTTCCGGCCATAAAGAGCGGCAACCGCGTCAAGGTTCTCCGAGAGCCGTTTATACGGTTCGTGAGGACAGGCCAATGAGACCACCCTGCATGGGTTGCGAGTTCCGCCGCGTCGGCTGTCATGCTGACTGCGAAGCGGGCAAGGCGCAGGAACGCGAGAATGCAGCAAAGAAAGCGTACATAAGAAAACACAATTATCCCGACGCTGATGAAGTCTTACGCGCGGGAATGGAAAGGAGAAAGAAAAGATATGGATAGCGTACTTGGATGGCTGACGGTCACTGCCGGGGTGTTCTACTTATTCGGCGTGTTCTTCCGTCAGGGAGTGCTTGAGCTGGAGGAGCGCAGCACGGCGAGTGAAAGAGCATGGGAGGAGGTAGGAAAATGAACGAATACAAGAGCCGCGTATACACAGATCGTCCGGCTTATGCTGACTACGACAGCGCAGCTAAGTTTCAGGCTATACAGTCTATCATCGCGAAGCGCTTAAAGGAGCACCCTCACGCTATTTGCTCGTATTCCGGAGGAGCTGATAGCGACATTATGATTGACCTGATAGAACGGACACGCGAGATATTTAATCTGCCGCCGGTTGACTATGTGTTCTTTAACACCGGCCTTGAAATGAAAGCGACAAAGGATCACGTCAAGGCGACCGCCGAGAAGTACGGCGTCAAGATTCGGGAGTGCAGGCCGAAGACAAACATTGTCACTGCATCGAGAAAATACGGGTTGCCGTTTGTCTCGAAAATTATGTCTGCTGGGCTTGAGGGCTGGCAGAAAAAGAATATCCCGTTGAGTATAGCGGAAGAGTACGACAAGTCCGAGGATAAAGAAGCGAAGCGCGCAGAACTGAAAGCGCGCTATCCCGGATGTGAAACGACGATCAACTTTCTCTGCTGCTGCAACAGCAAGGGAGAGCCTCGCCCGAACATCCAGCTCGTCATAAATTCAAGCAAATATATGCGCGATTTCATCGAGGAGTATCCGCCAGACTTTCAGATATCCGCAAAGTGCTGCGACTACTGTAAGAAGCAGGTCGCGCATCAGGTACAGAAAGATTATGACATGATTATCACCGGCGAGCGTCGCGATGAAGGCGGGATGCGCTCAGTGCCGCGCAAGGATAACACTACGCTGTGCTTCACGGAGACCAGCAGCGGACAGTACCGGCTTCGCCCTCTGTATTACGTCAGCGATAAGGATAAGGCATGGTACAAGGGAAAGTACAACATCAGGTATCCCGACGCTTATGAAGTCTACGGCCTCACGCGTACGGGCTGCTGTGGCTGCCCAATCAGTTATAAGGCTGTTGACGATCTTGAACTGATTTGCCCCTACGAACCGACGCTTGTAAAGGCCGCATGGAACGTGTTTGGGAAGAGCTATCTCTACCGCCAGCAGTACAACGAGTATAAGCGTAAGAGAATGGCGAAAAAGAGTTTGGAACAAATCAGTATAGACGATTTTGAGGAGGCCGGGAAATGAGCATAGAGACATTAAGCGTTTTGATCGTCGGCGCTCTCGCGTTGGTGATGGTTGCCGTGATCGTCTATCTCGACATAATCACAGAGCGCGCCAATGAGATACGCGAGATCGCGCAGTCATACGGCTGGGCGGACATGGACAAGGCCAGGAAGCTCGACGGCAAGCGCTACACACCGGCTACGGACGCGGATTTCTTCATCATGCCGGACGGCACGAAGATTCACAGGCTTTGAAAATGCCGCCCCCGATAAGCTGATCGGAAAGCGGCGATGGGTATATCAATAAATTCAATTATAAACGAAAAGGATGGGTATGTCAACAATGAACGAGAAAGGCTACAAAGCATACAACCCCGGCTTGATATGCCGTGGGCATAAGTACGAAGAGGATACCGTTTATAAGAAAAACGGTCACGGTATCTGCTGCCCCGGTGTTACGCACTACTGCGTCAACCCGTTTGACACGCTTGACTATTATCCGCTTGTGCAGCCGGACGGACAGTTCAGCGAGTTCACGACGGTTGAGGCAATCGACGAGCCGGTCACGGACGACGGGCGAAAGTTCGCGACGAGCACCATAAAAATCGGTTTCAAGCTTGGCTTTAAGGGCTTTATACAAGCTTGCGTTGATTTCCTTTATGAAAAAACGATAAAGGAGATGCCGAAACCGGAAGAGGTTGATGTTAGCGATGCCGCGCAGATCGGCAGCTCCGGCGATGGCGCGCAGATCGGCAGCTCCGGCGATGTCGCGCAGATCGGCAGCTCCGGCAGATACGCGCAGATCGGCAGCTCCGGCTATGGCGCGAAGATCGGCAGCTCCGGCTATGGCGCGCAGATCGGCAGCTCCGGCTATGGCGCGAAGATCGGCAGCTCCGGCTATGGC